ATCACGCACCCTAATATGATCCTCTCAATATCATTTTTTCAAAAAAATTTTTTTAAAGGCAGTTGATCTTTTAGTAGCTCGCTTCGCTCGCTATATGTTGTTGATCTTTGGTAACTCGCTTCGCTCGTATTATGTTGTTGATCCTCACGTAACGCTCACTTCGTTCGCTTAATGTGCTGTTCGCTTCGCTCACTACTACTATCATCATCGGGCTGATTTTAATTTTTCAATTTCACCTTAAAGCGGTGGGCGATTTTAATTTTGCAGTTTCAGGTTGGCCGGCGATTTTAATTTTGCAGTTTCAGGTTGGCCGGCGATTTTAGTTTTTCAATTTCAGGTTTAACCGGATTGATCGGTCACTATCATCCTTGCTGTATTTTGGATAATCAGTTTTCCCAGCAGCCCTGTGACCACCCACCCCCATTGACATCCTTGCTGTATTTTTAGAAATCCAAAGCAGTTGGCACGGTTCCTGCTGGTAGAAAAATGTTGGCACGGTTCTTGCTCAAAATACAAAAAAGATTTTTTAAAAAAGTTCTTGTCATTTTTCCCCAGCGGAATTACCTTTTCACTGTTACAAATGAGCACCATTAACATCCGATCCAATGGGAGTTTCCTCGTCTCCGTTCATCAGAACAACAAACGAGTTCGTCGCACCTTCAAGACAAGACACGAAGCTGAATTGTTTCTGGCTGAATCTCAGGTCAGGTCATTGAAAGGTAACGTCAATGTTCTAGACGTTCTTTCTTCCGAAGCACCAAAGAATCTTGGTGAGCTACGCAGTCGGGTTCTGTCAAACCTGTGGAAAGGAACATCAGGTGAAAAAACAGTCTCTACCAATAGCCAAAGCGTTATTGATTTTTTCGGTAGCGATACATCGCTGGAAGCTGAAAGTTTCTCAGCCCAAAAGATTGACCAGTTCATTGAGTTTTTGAAACAGAAAGGCAACGCCAAAGGAACCATCAATCTGAAGCTGTCAGCTTTGAATCGGATGCTTTCCTACGCACGGCAACGGAATTGGATAAACATTAGTCCTAAAATCCGTGGCTTGAAGCAGGACAAAGGACGTATTCGCTTCCTGTCTCAACTAGAAGAAAGCAAGTTGATTGATAAAACCAATGAGCTTGGTCGCCCCGACTACGCAGTTCTATGGCTTTTCTTGGTCGATACCGGAGCACGAGTGGGTGAAGCGTTGAATCTCAAATGGGAAGACGTTCGGTTTGTCGGTAATGAGAACCAACGTAATGAGGTTATTTTCTGGGACACCAAAAACGGAGAGTTCCGAACCGTCCCTATGACAAGCAGGGTTGCCGTTGCCATGCAGGAGCGGAAAAACAGCGGACATGAACGACCCTTCAACATGAAACAATCTCTGGTCAACTACGTTTGGCAGTTGATTAAAAAGTCCAACCCTGAATGGGCAGCAGACAAAGAGTTTGTCCCACATACCTTGCGTCATACCTGTGCCTCTAGGTTGGTTCAACGTGGGATTCCTCTCTACACGGTGATGAATTTCTTGGGCCATAAAGACCTTCACATGACCACACGGTATTCCCACCTTACTTCAGCTAACTTTGGAGACGCTGTAGCGGCTCTGGAACAAACAACAACACCTAATACAAATGAATAAAGAAGAAATCCAAGACATCCTGATTGCCCTTGTAACCCTGTTTTCCGTGGCTCTTGCCAAGCTCACAATGCTTGCGTTGTGTGTATGGGTAGTTGTGGAAGTCCTACGCATCCTTAAAGTAATCGCTTAACATGGTCTATTTAACCTACAAAAAGTCTGATCTTAAACCGGAACGCAAACCCCTAACCTTTGGACGGTTCTGGTTCTTCATCGGATTGGCCTTTCTTCACCATCTTGGGAAGCTGGGACAAATAGCTTTGGCAACCATTGTCGTTATCTACGTCCTCAAAGCCTTTAACATTTTGTAAAACACTTAGGGATTGCGGCGGAGTTTTGCACTCGTATGGTGTATTTCCTCTGGTCATTTTCATCCCCTGTTCAGTAACCGCATAAAAGCTGAACACCCCTTAAAAAATGAGCGCATTTATTACACAAACATCGTTGGAAAATACAGTCTGTTTGCTTAGTAAACGGAACGTAAACTTGTCCCTTGATAACTTGGAATTGAACCGCAGATTGCGTAAGGCCCAAGCCTCCCTTCTCCAAGTAAGAAAAGAACGAAACAGTCTTAAAAAGATGGTCAGGGAATTGAACAAAGTTCCGCTGTTCACCAACTGTAATGTTTCATTTGACGAGTTTGCCAATATCGTAGAGAATCCCAACAAACCATGATGAGCAAAACTGAGCGCAACTGTGTCAACCATTTGGAAAAAGTGTTGGGTGATCCACTACAATTCAAGTTCCACTACAACGGAATTATGTCAGACAGATGGGACAAACGACTTCAGCTTTTGGACAAAGCTATGGTTGTGCTGGCTTTGACTGAATTGGATATACACCCAATCTACTTGAACAATGATGAATACCAACAGGTCTTGGACAGAGTTTCAAAAAAAAGTAAACCTTTCAAATACGTTTAGGGTTTCTTTTCACAGACCTAACGGAGTTTTGGACGGCTGCTTCAACAACGTTAACGGACACAATCTCAAAGAAATTTTAAACTTACTTCCTAAACTATGGATTGCAGTAGTGTTCAACATTTCCGAAAACGAATTTCAATTCAGTCGAAACAATTTTTAACGTGTATGTATAGCAACATAATTCAAAAGCAGACAAACTCTGGGGAGGGTTTCGCGCAAAAAGAAAACCGTTGTTTCCTGCATACACGTTAAACCCCTTTTATATGGAAAACACCAAAAACACAAAATGGTTGGTTCAGTCCGGTAAAGATGTAGTCAATCTGCATCGCTACGGGTTGACCAAGGAAGAAGCAACCTCTTTGGAAAAAGAGCTTAAAGAGAACGGACACAAGCACGTTAGGGTTAGGCGGGAAGACCCTCATTATCCATCTTGGCCTCAAGAGTTCGATGCTGAGAAAGAAGAACGCATCCGGTTAATCAAGGAAGCCAAGCAAAATGAAAAAGCTGCTTGATGTAGAGACACATTACCCCGATTGGATCTGTAACGATTGTGGTAAAAAGCACGGCAAGCGTTCATCTGGTAATCCTTATGGAGCAACTTACCACGAAGATCAGTGTGGTGTTTGCTTTCAAATAAAAGAAGTGACTGAGCCTCGTGATTTTTCTCATTTAAAACCTAGCTACAAGAATGACGTAAAGAAATTCTGGAAATGAATAGCACCTCCGCACCCCGACCTGATTGGGATACATGGTTCATGGGCCTTGCCGTGGCTGTGGCTTCCCGAAGCGAAGACCCCCACCAAAAGGTAGGGTGTGTGGCTGTGCGTCAAGACTTATCGATTGTCGGTGTTGGATACAATGGGGTTCCTTCTGGTGTTGAAATAGATTGGTCTAACAGAGATGCCAGAAGACCCATTGTTATCCATGCCGAAGCCAATGCTTTGCGCTATGCCAAGCCTAATGAAGTAATGGCTCTGTATGTGACCCTGCTTCCTTGTCCATCCTGCCTGACCCTCATAGCTTCTTACAGAATACCTGTAGTTCGCTGTATGTGTCCTAACGATAGGTCGGATGAAATACCCAATGCCCTCCATATAGCTCAATCTCTGGGCATCAAACTCAATATCAGTATGCCCAACAATGGATGACCAACTAACCCTTGAGAAAAGCCAGATTGAAGAAGGTAAATTGCGTTACCACAAGAGGGCTAACAACCTTTCCAAAATGGGGCAGACATCTGAAACCTATTGGGGAAGGAATCTTCTAAAACAAGCTTTACCAAACTATATCACCGGATTGAGCCAGTGGTTCCAATCCAACGAGAAGTTCCGTGCTGGTAATATTGCTTATTTCCACGAAGTCAGAAAAGTCCTGTCAGTTGAGGAAATAGCTGAAACAGCCATACAAGAGATTATCAATTCTCTAACTACAGGTGAGGGATTAAACAGGGTATGCCTACTGGTGGGACACGCTATTGAGTTCCGCTACGTGATGAAGCAAGCCAGCAAAAGTATCTCAAGTAGGGAGTGGAACGACATTATCAAAAACTTTGTCAATACCCACCATTCTCTATCACACAAACAGGATTCTTTGCGGGATATTGTCACAGCAAAAGGGTTTGGCTTCTCATTCGACACAAAGCAAAGGCTGGTGATCGGTAACTGCCTTGTTCAGTTGTTTAAATCCAGCACCGGATTGATTGAGTTCATATTATTACGTAGTCCAAACTTTAGGATGAAGACCCACGTTGTCCTAGCCGAAGAAGCTAAACAATGGATTGAAAAGATGGACGAGCATTGTGAGATAATGAATCCAGTTCGTTATCCGATGGTAGCCCCTCCTGACGAATGGCAACCGTTTCAGCTTTACTCTGGAGGATACAAGCTACCAGAAAACAAGCTTCCGCTTATCAAGTCTCATCACCGTTTACACCATAGCGTTCCCCGCAACAATCCCATGAGAACCGCTATAGAAGCAATCAATGGGCTTCAAAAAGTGCCTTGGAAGGTGAACACACAAGTTCTGGAAGTGGTTGATAAATACTTTTCCGAGAAGCGGAGTATCAATGACATCCTCCCTTTCCACGGTCTTTTAGACCTACCTCCAAAGCCGCACGACATGGAGACAAACGAAAACGCTCGCAAATATTGGAGAAGACAAGCCAACAATGTTTACCGATCCAACTACGAGAATAAGACCAGATTTTTCCTAATTGCCAAAACAATCCACATCGCCCGTATGCTTAAAGGACACAAGAAACTTTGGTTCCCAATGCAGTTGGATTTCCGAGGACGTATGTATTACTCAACCGAGTGCTTGCATCCACAAGGAAGTGACCTTGCTCGCAGTCTACTTACGTTCGGTGAGTCAAAGCCGCTCAAAACTGAAGAAGATTTCAACTGGTTCTTCATCAATGGAGCCAACAAGTTTGGTATGGACAAAGAAAGCTTTGAAGTCCGGTTACAATGGGTAAAGGACAATTCTGACAGCATCAAAAGAAGTGCCGAAGACCCTTATTCGGAAACGTGGTGGACAAGTGCCGACAAGCCTTGGCAGTTCCTAGCGTGGTGTTTTGAGTATTGGAGATTTCACACACGGACAACCGAAGACTTTGAAACCAACCTTCCTTGCGGGATTGACTCTACCAACAACGGATTGCAAATCCTTTCCCTACTCAGTCGTGACAAAACCGTAGCCGTGTTGACTAACGTGTTGAATCCTTCCAAAAAAGCTGGGCCAAACGACATCTACCGGACAGTCCTTAATCGGGTAATCTCAAGGCTACAGGAAACCAACGATGAGCTTTCCAAAAAACTACTGCAAAGCGGTTTGGTCAGACGTTCTGTGATTAAAGTTCCAGTGATGGCTATGCCTTACGGAATCAAACCTCAAGGCACACTGGAAGCCATTGATTCGGAGTTCAAACGCATTAGCTTCAATGAGCCGAAAACTTATGACATCTTACCGGATAACCTACGAAGGAGTGCCGCTTTGCTGTTGGGTAATGTCATACGCGAGGTAATGGGTGATCTTCTGCATGGCCCCAAACAAGTCATGGAATGGTTGAAAGAAACTACCAAGAAAGTTTCCAGCCAAAACGTGTTTGTCCAGTGGCTAACTCCCAGCGGTTTTAGGGTTGTGTGTGCTTATCCCAAAACTGAAATACAGTCGTTTAACTTTTCGGTAGAACGTAAAATGGTGAACCGATCCTTCATGGTTGAAGATGATTCAAAAGTCAGTTCACGCACTACGATTAACTCAATCTGTGCCAACTTTGTTCACAGTCTGGATGCTTCCGTAGCCCAAATCGTTTCACAAAAAGCCTCTCAGCTTGGTATATCCTTGGGGGTTATTCACGATTGCTATGCCACCCACCCCAGCGATGTTCAAGTCATAATCTCCTTGGTGCGAGACACTTACGCCGATATGTTTTCCAGCAATCTTCTGGAAGATTTCCGTAAGCAGTTGTCATGCCAAGTAGCCAAAAACAAACCAGAAAAAATTTTCAGCATTGGAGATTTTCCCATTGACCAAGTGCGTCAATCTGAATACTTTCTCTGCTGAATCAACAAGGATTCATGTCAAAAAATGAACGATAAACCTAAATACGTCCGTCTCGTCAGCCCTAAAGGGGTGGCTGTGTATCCGAGGCTCAATACCCCTTCAACGAAGTTCAAGGAGGAAGGTGAGTATTCCGTAAAACTCGCTATTCCTATGGCAGATGCCACTCAATATCTTGAGCAAATCAAAAGCATTACACGCGAGTTCTACAAGGAACAGTGTGCCTTGCTGAAAAAAGACAAGCTCAATGTTCGTGATTTTCCTTGGGAAGAAGATGGTGACAAAGTTACCGTCAAGTTTGCCAATGTCGCTAAGATTACGGCGAAGTCCGGTCAGGTTTACGAAATGAAAGTTGCTCTTTTGGATTCAAAAGGCAACCCCATTACTGACCTTATCGGTGCGGGTTCAATTCTGAAAGTGGCAGCAGAAGTCAAGCCGTGGTATGTTCCAGCGATGGGAGTCGGCGTAAGCCTCCGATTGAAGGCAGTTCAGGTTATTGACCTGAAATCTCCCTCGCAGTTGGTTAGTGCGGAACAGTTCGGCTTCTCCACTGACGAAGAAGGCTTTGTTTCGGGTGGCGAAACATTCAGTGATAATCTGTTTGGTTCTGACCAGCCGAAAGAGCCTTCCGAGGCGAGCAACACCGCAACGTCTGGGGAGGAATTTTAATCCTCCATTAACCGAGACAATGCTAACCCATGCCTAACCGAAGACGTAAAAAATCAGAAGCAAAGCGTGGGTTACGTTATCGCTCCAAATTGGAAGACGGGGTAGCAATTCAAATTCAGTGTTACACAACCTTTGAATATGAAACTAAAAAAATCCCTTTCGTGGTTTCGGAATCTCGTTTTTACCTTCCAGATTTCATCCTACCTAATGGTATTCATATTGAAGCAAAAGGTTATCTACGTAGGGAAGACCGTAAAAAGCTTCTTCTCGTAAAAGAGCAACACCCTGATTTGGATTTGCGCCTCGTCTTCCAATGCGCGAGCAACAGAATTTACAAGAGGTCAAAAACAACTTACGGTCAGTGGGCCAAAAAACATGGATTCCTTTACTCAGACAACGGACGAGTTCCTAGAGAATGGCTCATCCAGCCTCGTAAAACACTTACCCTGTGAAGCGTGTGGCTCAAGCGATGCCAATGCTCTTTACACAGACGGACACGAATATTGCTTTAGCTGTAAAGCTTACAAACACGGAGATGGTTCTTCCGTAACTAGAACACCCAAAAATAACATGAGCTTTGATTTTGTCGCAGGGGATCACCGTCCTTTGCAGAAACGTGGGATTAACGAAGAAACAATCCGCAAATGGGATTACCAAGTTGGTATCTACAACAACCAACCTGTTCAGATTGCCAACTACCGGAACCTTCAAGGGGAGCTTGTAGCTCAGAAGCTTAGGTTCCCTAACAAGGAATTTGTCATCAAGGGGGATGCTTCTAAAATGGGGCTTTACGGCCAGCATCTTTGGAAAGATGGGGGTAAGATGGTGGTTGTTACTGAGGGTGAAATTGATGCCCTTTCAGTGTCCCAAGTTCAGAATAACAAGTGGCCTGTAGTTTCCGTGCCTAACGGAGCACAAGGGGCTTTGAAAGCTGTCAAAGCAAACATCGAATACCTAGACGCATTTGAGACTGTGGTGTTCATGTTCGATAATGATGAACATGGCATCAAAGCAGCAAAGGAGTGTGCTTCTGTGCTTAAACCCAACAGAGCCAAGATTGCTACGTTAGGAGCCAAAGATGCCAACGATTTATTGGTTAGTGGGAACGGTGCTAAGATTATCGACGCAGTTTGGTCAGCTAAGAGCTACCGACCTGATGGCATCGTGGACGCTACTCAAATGTGGGATGCCCTCGTTAATGCCCCGCGCATTGATTCCCTGCCCTACCCTTGGATTGGCCTGAATGACCTTACTCGTGGGCTACGTAGGGGGGAGCTTGTGACTATCACAGCGGGAAGCGGTATTGGTAAAAGCCAGATTTGCCGTGAGATTGCTCACTGGCTGGTTCAGTCCGGTCAAACTGTGGGATACATAGCCCTTGAGGAAAGTGTTCGTAGAACCGTTCTTGGGATGCTTGGAATCCACCTTAACCGTCCACTACACTTGGATATGAACGTCTCCGAAGAACAACTCAAGGAAGCGTTTAATGAAGTTATCGGCGGGGGTAAGTTCTTTACCTACGACCATTTTGGTTCCATTGAGTCTAGCAATCTCCTTAACCGCATTAGGTATATGGTTCATGGATGTGAGTGCGGATGGATTATTTTGGATCATTTGTCTATTGTGGTAAGTGCTTTTGGTGACGGAGATGAAAGGCGGCTTATTGACTCAGTGATGACCAAGCTCCGTTCTCTTGTTGAAGAACTGAAAATTGGAATCATCCTTGTGTCTCACCTTAAAAGACCCGATGGTAGGGGGCATGAGGAAGGAGCGTCAACATCCTTGTCTCAACTCCGTGGTTCTGCTGGTATTGCACAACTCAGCGACATGGTGTTAGGATTGGAACGTAACCAGCAAGATGAGCAAAACAAACACCTCACCAGAGTCCGTGTCCTCAAGAACCGTTTCAGTGGTGAAACTGGACTTGCTTGTAATCTACTCTACATACCGGATGAGGGACGCTTGCGGGAAACCCATGTGGAAGCTGATGTTCCAGAAGAACTAGCCAAAAAAGGAGACAGTGATTTTTAGTAAAATGAAGACCAACAAACAATACGAACAAATTGAGTTTGAATTCTCTAAAAAGATGAAACGCAAACCCAAGTCCAACAACCAAAAGAAAAAACTGATTAAGCAGATCAGGGAGGAAGAAACCAAAACTCAACTTGAATTTGGTTACGAACTTTAAAATGACCTTACTTTTTGACACCGAGACAGACCACTTGATTGAGAAAGCTACCAAGGTTCATTGTCTTGTTACTTACAATGTTGAGACAGGTGAAATCAGTCGGTTCAATTCGCAATTCGCGAATATCGAACAGGGTTTGAAACTCTTGGAATCAGCTACGCAAATCGTCGGTCATAACTCCCTTGGGTTTGACGTTCCGGTTCTACAAAAGCTCTACCCATCATTCAACCCTAAGCGTGTATTGGATACCCTTGTATTTACTCGCTACATTTGGGCTGACCTAAAAGATCGGGATTTCCAACGTCTCTCAAAGGATGCGGAGTTTCCACGTAAGCTTATCGGTTCGCATAGCCTTAAAGCGTGGGGATACCGTCTCAAAGTCCTCAAAGGTGACTTCAAGGAGAGCAACAGCTTTGAACACTGGTCACAGGATATGGAGGACTATTGCGTTCAGGACGTTATGGTTACAAAGCGTCTTTGGGAGCTTATCCAAGGCAAGACTCCTGACCCTCGTTCCGTTGACTTGGAACACCAGTTTGCCGAACTCATCTACAAGCAGGAAAAGAACGGCTTTAGGTTTGATGTGAGGAAGGCTCAAGAGCTTTACGCCGAACTAGCCATGAAGCGTGTTGAAATTGAAAACGAGCTTCAAAGGGTGTTTGAACCGAAGATCGAAGTGATGAAGAAGCGTCATTACCTTTTCTTTGACAAGGTGTTCGCTACCAAGGGGGAAGCCTCCGCTTTTGCTAAAGCATGGGCTAAAGATCAGACCATGACCCAAAAGGATGCCCTTGCTCTCATCAAGGAAGGGGAGCCGTTTAAGAAAGAGATTCCGTTCAACTGTGGTAGCCGTGAGGAAATTGCTCGTAGGTTCAAGGAGAAATACGGATGGGAAGCCAAGGAGTTTACTCCTGACGGTAAACCAAAAATGGATGAATCAATCCTTTCGTCTCTTGATTTCCCCGAAGCTAAACCCCTTCTGGAATACCTTACCATCCAAAAGCGGATTGGTCAGCTTGCCGAGGGCAAAGAAGCGTGGATTAAGTTGGAGCGGAACGGACGTATTCACGGACGAGTCAACACTAACGGAGCCGTTACCGGACGTTGCACACACAGTAACCCCAATATCGCTCAAGTCCCTGCTGTAAGGGCTGCTTACGGTAAGGAGTGCCGTTCTCTTTTCACCGTGGACAGTGGAAACAAACTGGTAGGCTGTGACGCTTCCGGTTTGGAACTCCGTTGCCTAGCTCACTACATGGCTAAATGGGACGATGGAGCGTATGCCAAGGAGCTTTTGGAGGGTGACATTCATACAGCCAACCAAACGGCTGCTGGACTCCCCACACGAGACGATGCCAAGACGTTTATCTACGCTTTCTTGTATGGTGCTGGGGATGCCAAAATAGGCTCTATCATAGGTAAAGGGCAGAATGAGGGTAAGGCTTTGCGGGAAAACTTTCTCCGTAAAACTCCAGCCTTGCGCTACCTAAAAGAAGCTGTCGAAAAGGCTTCTAGCAGGGGATACCTTGTCGGGTTGGACGGAAGACATCTAGTAGTCCGTTCCCAACACGCAGCATTGAACACGTTGCTTCAATCTGCTGGGGCTTTGGTAATGAAGAAAGCTGCTTGCTTCCTGTGGGAAGGCTACCGTGGGCTATTTCCTTGGAAGTTTGTCGCTAACATCCACGACGAATGGCAAATCGAAGTAGATGAAGACCATGCCTCACTGATTGGATCAGCTTCCGTTCAAGCCATTAAAGATTCAGGGGAATACTTCAACTTCCGATGCCCCCTAAACGGAGAGTTCCGTATCGGGAATAATTGGGCAGAAACACACTAACATGAGCATAAAAGACACCGATCTAGCTTACATCGCTGGATACATTGACGGAGAAGGCTGTATTAGATGGGGAGGATACAGCCCAAGAATAAGCCTACAAAGTTGTAATCCTAACCCCCTGAAGTTTGTTCAAAACTTTTTTCCCTATTCTCAGGTTCGTATGCAAAGTAGAAGAACCAAACGAAACAAGCCTGTGCATAGGCTGGAATACAATGGGATAAATACCATTAACCTCCTAAATGCAGTTGCCCCATACCTCATAGAAAAGAAAGACCAAGCTGAAAAACTGATTCAAATTTATCAACTAAAACAAGAGCTAAAAGAAGCCAAACAACGTAAACACAAATGAAACGCACACTACTAATAGATGGCGATACAATCGCATACCAGCAGTCAATCCTATCCGAAGTTCCGGTAGATTGGGGTGATGGGTTCTGGACTCTCCACAGCTACGCAAAAGAAACGATTGCGGCTGTGGAAAACCGTATCTTCAACTACAAAAACGATCTGGAAGCGGATGAGGTAGTTATTGCTTTGTCCGATTCCAAAAACTTTCGGATGGGGATTCTGCCCTCATACAAGGAGAACCGGAAAAAGAGCCGTAAACCCCTCTGCCTTGGGGATGTCCGAGAGCACCTTATCTACAACCACAAAGCTGTGATTATCCCGACCCTTGAGGCTGATGACGTTATCGGGATCATGTCAACCGAGAATACCCACCGAAATACGGAGTTCATCATTGTCGGTATTGATAAGGACTACAAAACAATTCCAGCCAAAATCTACAACCCTAACAAGCCTGACTTGGGTATTGCGGAGCAAAGCCCCTTGGAAGCTGACCGTTTTTGGATGATGCAAGCCCTCATGGGTGATGCTGTGGACGGTTACAAAGGATGCCCGACAGTGGGGCCGAAGAAAGCTGAGACACTTCTTGGAGAGCTTCAGGACTTTGATTCCATGTGGCTAAAAGTTGTGGAAACCTACGAAAAGCAGGGACTTACACGGCTTGATGCGTTGGTCAATGCGCGGGTAGCCCGAATCCTTCGGTTTGGAGACTACAACAAGAAAACCAAACACATAAATATATGGACACCAAGTATTTAGCACCATCACCAGATGACCTGAAAGCCATGATTTGCGGCATCATTGACCGTGTTATGGAGGGGGGGAAAGCCAAACATGGGGAGCACATTTGGTTCCTCAAAGAAACTGTCCGACACCATGCCGACAGGTCTTCCCGCCATGCCCTTACAGCCGCTATGCGGTGGGAAGGAGATGAGTCCTCCGTTAGCGATGGGGAATCTGCCGTAGATCACATGGAAAGGTGCGTAGTTAGAGGCTTGTTTGCCCTTGCCAAAATGAAATCAATAGCTTAGAATTTACGCTAAATGGACGAAACCCCTTCAATTCCTAAGCAACTCATTGATTGGTTGTCTGATCGTATTCCCGAACGACACCCAACTATTGACCAATCGGATAGGGAAGTGTGGTTTAATGCTGGAAAAAGAAATGTTGTAAATTTCCTTGTTGACAAATACAACGAACAAAACCAAAACATTCTTCAAAACCCCTAACTAAAAACCATTTACTATGTGTATGCCAAAAGGCCCATCAGGGCCAAGTTCATCTTTAATTCAACAGCAGCAAGCATCTATGCGTAAGCAGGAACAGCTTCTTGAGCAGCAACTTAATGAGTCTCGTGCTAATATGGCATCTATGAAAGAGCAGCAACGTGTGACAGCCGAACGAGCAGATAAAGCTTTCCAAGATGCAGAAACTAGGCGCAAAGAAGCCGAAGAAAATCTCAAAATTAAAGAGGCTAAAACGGAGTATCAAATGCAAAAAGGTATTTACAAAATTACTGACAAAACTCGTGGAAGGGCTGGTCTTAAAATTGATAAACAATCCCCAACGATGGGTATGCTTAGTCCTATTGAGTCTCTTGTAAACCTACCTGTTTAATCAGCTATGATTTTTCCTGATGCTGAAAGTAAAATGCGAGAACTAGAGGTTCTCAAAGCTAGGGAACAAACAGGAACATCTACTTTTCAGCTAGGTGGACAATGGTTCCGAAATGTGGGGATGGATAAAAAGTCGAATATTCTGGGCTATGGGGCTTCTTACGAAGCTTTCGACCCCCAAGAAGAACAAAGACAGCTTCAAGAGTCTCAGTCAAGGATTCAAAAACTCCAAACTCTAAGAGATTGGTATGGAATGTCTGAAGACGAGAGAAAACGTATTGGTAGCGAACTGTTTCAAGCTCCTGTAACTCCAGAAGGAGGGTGGAATAGACAAGCTCTCATTGAAGCTGGGATTGTAGGTGAAGCGGTATTAAAAAACAGAAGCGAAGCTGAGAATTTATTCCCATTCATGCGGGGGGTTCGTCGTGACCCGAATGACCCCGAATATGGGGCATTTATGTATGCTCCACGTTATCAAGAAACATCTACAGTTTACAATCAACAATCTCGTCTTAACCCAAACGTAACAGATGAGAATACTTTGCGTTTCCAAGAGTTAGCCCTTAAAGAAGGCTACGCTTTTAGAAACCCAGACCTTGATAAATTTATTCAAGAAGAATACCAAAGATACCAAACAGTTCAAGAACAGAACACCCCAGAAGCTATCCAAAAAGCTAAAAGTCAACAAATTGAGGTAAAAGAGCAAGTAGCTTTGCGTAGTGGACGAGAAACTGTTAAAAAAACACCGAAAAAATCTCCTTTACAAATCAATATTGCTGAAGAAGACTCTCAATTAACTCAAGAAAACCCTGTAAACATACCTACTTAATATGCCTATTCAAACTTCACCCAACCCATACGGTCTTAACGGAGCCGTTGTTGAAACCGGAACTACTGCTGTTACTGGCCCTTTTTATGCTATTCAATGCCTTGATGATACTGTGTTTGCTTCTGTAGATGTTAATTACGAAGGAGACGCTATTACTGGTGTTACAATCGGAAAAGGAACTATTCTTTATGGGAATTGGAACGGATTTACTCTTACCAGTGGTAAAGTTATCGCTTACAAGATGAGTTTTTAATTATGCCTAATCTTGGGTTAAATCTATCCAGAACAGCTAACTCTGCAATAAGCGGTGAAACACCATTTTCGCCTCTTGATCTACCAAACTTATTTGAATGGTTTTCAGCAGATCACGGAGCACTAAAAACAGTAGATCCAGATGTTTTGGCGTTGGATTTTCAGGCAGTTACTAGATGGGTCAACAAAGCACCTTCTGGGGTAAACGCAAATCAACTTTCAGCAGCTACCCAACCTATTTATAGAGAACTTGGAGGCTTCTCTTTTTTGGACTTTAAGGGTGATGTGCTTCAACTCGACTACCCTGCTGCTATTAACCCCCCATTAAGTTACTATTTCGTTGGCTTTTTTGGAGCAGGAAATGCCTATTTAGTAAATAGAGCAACTAATACTTTATCTGCTAGAAATACGTTGTTTAACTCAGGTGGAACAATACGTTTACAGGCTTCTACAGCAGTAAATTCAGGGGTTTCAATAAGTAACGAAGCTGTTGTTTGTGGTGTATTAGAAGGCGGAGGAACTGGGTTAGTTGGTAAAGCGGAAAACTTAGGGCTATACTCAGAAACAACTCTTAGCGGGTTAGGAACTACCGCATCAACACAACTTACGAATTTTTTAGGGGGAGCTACTAACGTTGGCGGTAATTCAAATTGCGGCATTTACGAGTTCCTTGCTTACAATCAAGCTCACAACGCAACGGATAGATTAAAAGTAGTAAATTATTTGAGAGGAAAATACGGAAAATGAAAATTTACAAGATTTATGCCAACCTTTACCCAGATTTTCAACAAGCCGTTGACGTTGCTTTTGAAGATTTACTTATCAAAACAAATAAATGTAAACACGTATTTCCCCCTGAGATGGAACCCGCTGAAGATGGGTATATTTATTTGAGCGTAAAAAATTGGATTGCCGACTTACCTGATATGTGGCAGTTTTTGTCTGAACTAACCGAAGTAAACTCAATTCAACCTTAAAACCTTATTATGGATATTATTAACCTTATCACTTTTATCTCCTCTCTCAACTGGCTTGAAATTGTCGGAGCCGTCACTACACTCCTTACTGTTTTGATTGCTATTTTTGAGTTCATCCCCAGCGAACAGCCTGAGAAAACATTGAAAGCTGTTGTCTCCTTCATTGAAAAATATTCACGAAAGTAAACTTCTATGAGCCTCTACGAAAACATGAACAAACGTAAGAAAGCGGGAACTTCTCGCCCTAAATCTAAATCCACAATCAGCCCTAAGATGTATTCTTTGATGATTAATAAAAAGAAAGGGTTTGCTCCTAAAAAGTAGATTTATGAATTTAGGACTTGGTTTAGGACTATTGATGATTATTTCTACGCTGCTGACCGGATGTTTGACGGTTGGTGTCTCCTATGACCAAGATGGCACTCAATTTTCAGCGGGATATTCGGATGGGAAAACTGTTTTGTCTGCTACTCAAGGAAGTAAAACACTGAATTTGAAATACAAGAAACCTTAAAATGCCTAACGACTCTTACAGCAAAGTATCCCTTTCAACCGAAAGTGATGAATCTGAGGGATATGAAGGAACAGCCGCTTCTCTTTACGCTAGTCTTGAGAGTAACCGTCTAACCTTCCTAGACCGTGCTAGGGACGCTTCCAAGCTAACCATCCCCATGCTCATTCCTCCTGCTGGTTACGGCGAGCACACTAAATACGATACCCCCTTCCAATCCATAGGAGCTAGAGGTGTAAACAACCTTTCTTCCAAGCTGCTCATGGCTTTGTATCCACCAAACAGCCCATTTTTCCGGTTGGTTATTGATCCGTATATCCTAGCTAAAGAAGCTGGGGAGGATGCCGATAAGCTCAAGACTGAGATGGATAAAGCCCTCAGTAAGATTGAACGTATTGCCATGCAGGAAGTTGAAACTACTGCTATCCGTGTTGGAGCTTACGAAGCCCTGCGTCACCTTATTGTAGCTGGTAACGTCCTTGTCCACACTCCTGATGAGGGAGGTTTGCGGGTTTTCCGTATGGATAGCTACGTTGTTAAACGTGATCCTTCTGGGACTGTGACACACATTGTAGTCAAAGAACGTGTCAGCCCAATGACGCTACCTCCACAGGCTAAAGCCCTTTGTTACTCCACCGAAGAAGAACACGGCTCTAAAGAATACGTGGATGTTTACACCAAAATCTGTTTGGAAGAGGACGATAAATCTTACGAAATCTACCAAGAAATTAACGGAGAAATAGTTCCCGAATCTCACGGTGTTTACCCAGAAGGTAAGCTTCCTTGGATGGCTCTCCGTTTTAATCGTATTGATGGAGAGGACTACGGGCGGGGTTTTGTTGAGGAATACATTGGCGATCTCCGTTCCCTTGAAGCTCTTTCCCGTGCTGTAGTCGAAGCTACGGCTGCTGCCAGTAAGGTTGTTTTCATGGTTAATCCTACCGGAACCACACGGATGAAAACCCTTGCTGAAGCCCCTAACGGAGCTTTCATTAGCGGTATTGCCACGGATGTTACTACCCTTCAGGCTGACAAACGTGCTGATCTTTCTACCGTAATTGCTTTTACTCAAGACATCCAATCTCGCCTGTCTTTCGCCTTCCTTCTCAATAGTGCCGTCCAACGTAACGCTGAACGAGTAACGGCTGAAGAAATCCGCTTCATGGCTCAAGAATTGGAAACCACTCTTGGAGGGGCTTATTCCATTTTGAGTCAGGAGTTCCAGCTTCCCCTTGTTCGTCGCCTTCTTGACCGTCTTAACAAGCAGAAGCGTATGCCTAAGCTTCCTAAAGAGGTTGTTAAGCCTATGATTGTCACAGGCGTTGAGGCTCTTGGCCGTGGTAACGATTTGATGAAGCTGGATCAATTTCTCGTTGGTATCCAGCAAGCCCTTGGCCCTGAAGCCATGAGCTACATTAACCCCTCAGAATACCTTTCCCGCAGGGCTGCTGCTTTGGGTATTGATGCTGAAGGCTTGATTAAGACTCAAGAAGATTTGGCTGCTGAACAAGATGCTGCTCAACAGCAAATGCGTCAGCAACAAATGTCGGCTCTGGCTCCTGACCTTATTAAAGGTGTTTCCCAAGTAGCTAGTTCCACTCCCGAAACAGCCGTAGCCATGACTAACATGATGGCTCGTGGGTTAGCTCAATCACAAGGACGAGAAGCTAATTTTACTCCTAATTTGGAAGGATTCACACCCCCTTCCGCACAAAAGAAAACTAAATAACTAAATATCAAAATGACTAATACCGTCGAAATTAAATCAGAAGAAACGGGGGCTGATGCTCCTATTGCAGAAGAAACTAAACCCACTACTGGCCCTGAAATCGAAATTGTAGATCAAGGGGGAACAAAAGTAGCCCGTCCTAAACAGGAAGATACTGAAGATCGTCCTGAAGCACTTCCAGAAAAGTTTAAGTCTGTTGAAGACTTGGCTAAAGCTTATACCGAATTGGAAAAGAAGCTTGGTCAGCCTAAGCAGACTGAGGAAACTAAAGAAGAAGAGAACAAGCAAAGTGATAGTAAGGAACCGGAAGATGGTGAAAAAACGGATGAAAAGCCCGAAGACCAAACGGAAGCCCCTAAAACCCACGATCTCTCCAAGTTCTCTGAAGAATGGGCTGAAAAAGGGGAACTCTCAGAGAATAGCTACAAAGAGCTTCAGAAGTTGGGATACCCCCAAGAGTTTGTGGACACTTACATTGAAGGTTTTCAAGCCATTCAAGACCGTCAAGTAGGGGAAGTTTACAAAACTGTTGGAGGTGAGGAAAATTACAAAGCTATGACCGAATGGGCTTCCGCAAACCTTCCTGAGAGTGAAGTAGCATCATACGATAATATCATTACTGGTAACGATCCCAGCCAAACTAAACTTGCAGTTAAGGGTCTGTGGGCGCAATACACTGAAGCCAACGGTAAACAGCCTAAACTAATCGGAGGTAGCCAAAGTGGAGTTGGCTCTGTTACTCCGTTCCGTAGCACGGCTGAAGTTGTAAAAGCTATGAGTGATCCTCGTTACTCTAATGACTCAGCTTACCGTAAGGATGTAGAAAAACGTCTAGAATTTTCAGATGTTTTGTAAATTCTTTGTTGACAAAACAATTCTCATAACTTAAAAGCAATTTAACCGAAAAAATACATAAGGAGAATAGAAGACTCTCTGACCCCTTGCGAGGGATAATCTTGGGAAATCACTCTGACGTAAATGATCGGAAAACCAAAACCAAAAACTAACAACTAACATAGAAAGAAATAAAATACTATGGCTAATGGCGATACTACTCCCTCTCGTTTGGGGCAGATCAACAATACCGGAGATGCTTATGCTCTTTTCTTGAAGAAGTTTGCGGGTGAGGTTCTCACGAGTTTTACGACTGAGAACATCATGATGCCGTTGCATACGGTTCGCACAATTTCCAATGGTAAAAGTGCTCAGTTCCCCGTTACTGGAACTGCTACCGCGAAATACCACACTGTCGGTCAGGACATCCTTGATGACACTAATGCATACTTGTCCCGAATCCGTGCTGGAGAACGGGTTATCTCGATTGACAACCTCCTGCTTTCCTCAACCTTTATTGGTCGGATTGATGAGGCTATGAACCACTATGATGTGCGTTCCATCTACTCGACTGAGCTTGGCCGTGCGCTGGCTCAGAAGTTTGACAAGACGGTTCTTCAAGTGCTGTCTAACACGGCTAGTGTTGCTGAAGCTTTCACTGGTAGTGGAACCGGAACGACCTTGAACAAGGGAACGGCTGTTCGGACGGGTGCTAACCTTGCCGCTGCGATTTACGAAGCTGCTCAGACTCTCGACGAGAAGAACATCCCCTCGGATGGTCGCTACGTTGTGGTCAAACCCGCTGAGTATTATGCTCTGGTTCAGGAACTTTCGGCTCCTTCCAAGCCCTCTCCTGTTGGTTCGTATGTGAATGGTGACGTTGCCGTGGTTGCGGGTATCCGCATCTACAAGAGCAACAACCTTCCTACGACTAACGTGGGTGCTCAGGAAACCGGAACCAACACCAACTACAACGGTAACTTCACTAACACTGTCGCACTTGTCGGCCACAAAGCCGCAATCGGCACGGTGAAGCTCCTTGATTTGGCTGTTGAATCTGAGTATCAGATCACTCACCAAGGAACTCTGATGGTTGCGAAATACGCTATGGGTCACGGTTCACTCCGTCCTGAGTGTGTTGTTCGCATCACTTCGGCCTAACATTGGCGGGGTGTCCCAAGATTTAATACGGTTTTTGCTCATTTTACCGTGTTCTGGGACACCCCTCCCAAAAAAATTGTTTGAAAATGAGTCTTAACTAGCTCTTAATACTTCCATGTCACTTTCCCTTACTTCCAGACTTGAAGCAGTTAACTCAATGCTGATGTCTATTGGGGAAGCCCCTATTAACCAGTTGGACGGACTGACTGTAGATGCCTCTATTGCTGAAGCTACTCTTGATGAAGTAAGCCGTGCGGTTCAGTCTATTGGGTGGCACTTCAACACGGAAAAAGAGTTTCCCCTTACTCGGACAGTTGATAACAAAATCCCAATTACTTCTGACATTGTTCGTATTGATTTAGATACTTACGAATACATTGATATTGATGCTGTTCAACGTAACGGATTCTTGTATGACCGAAAGAACCACACTTTCTTTTTCGATAAAGATTTGAAAGCTGAAGTTGTGCGTCTTCTGGATTGGGATGATCTTCCCCAACCAGCTAGAAACTACATCATGGTAAAAGCTACTAGGATGTTCCAAACACGTGTTGTTGGTAGCGATACCCTTGCTGGTCAGTTGTCTACTGATGAACTCTCTTCTCTGGTTGTTTTGAAGGAGTTTGATGCGGATACCGGAGATCACACAGTTTTTGATAATTACAGCGTTGCTCAAGTTCTTGACCGATAACTAACTATGTCCCTCATTAACGTAAATGTTCCTAACCTTCTAAATGGTGTCAGCCAACAAGCCGATCCTTTACGTTTTGTTACCCAAGGGAACGAACAAATTAACGGAATGAGTTCTGTTACAGAAGGTTTAAGTAAGCGGAATGGTTCTAAATTCTTATATAAGCTCTCAAATAGCTCGTATCAAAATTACAATCCAAAGATTCATTTTATTAACCGAGATCGTAACGAAAGATATGTAGTTTTGATGTATGGAAACATTGAAAAATCTAATAGCGCAATTTCAGATTACGGAAAAATACGGATTTGGGATATAGACACAGGTGCTCAAATGCCTTTAGAAATACGATATGAAGATAGGGAGTTAATTGAACAAGGTTTACCAATAATTAGTTGGGGAACAAGTGCTAATGTTAGTAACCCTCAGTTTCCCTATGTATCTTCAGATTGGGATGATGGGGAACCAATATGGGCAACTCAAAACTATTCTTCAGGAAGGTCTAATCCAGTTTACTACATTGGAAAAAACCCCCAAAAAAACGTAAAAATGTTTACGGTTGCTGACAGCACGTTTGTATTAAATACAGATAGAATAGTTAGGACAACCACAGTTGATGCAGTTACTTTTTCTAACAAAACCGTAACTCGTGTTGGAACAACGGCAACAGTAAATTTAGGAACCGGAATATCCAATGTAAATTTCCAAGTAGGAGAGTTGTTTCAAATCGAAGGCACTACTTTAATTGCTGGAGTATCAAGGGTTACTGGAAGACCTAATGGAACTTCATTTACTTTTGATACTATAGATTCCGGCCCTACAACTTATTCAAATACCGTAACTATCAAAAAAGGCGAAAGATTGGTTCCATTTGATATGCCCCATACGCTTAAAAGACAAGCAAACGGAATTTTTCTTTTAGAACGAAACTATTGGGATGCTAGATCAGCAGGGTCGCCTGTAAACAACCCAAACCCATCTTTTGTTGGTAAAAAGATAAACGACATTTTTATGTATCGTTCTAGGTTGGGATTCCTTGCCGATGAAAATGTAATTCTTTCTGAAAACTCATCTTTTTATAATTTTTACAGGACAGAAATGAGCACACTTTTGGACTCAGACCCGATTGATGTTTCTACTGCTCATAGTAAAGTGTCTATTTTAAAACACGCTGTTCCTTTTTCGGAACGACTTGTTCTTTTTTCTGACGAGTCTCAGTTTTACATGACTGCTGTTGATGTTCTCACCCCTAAAACAGCTTCTATCCAACAAACTACTGAGTTTTCTGTAGATCAATTAGCTAAACCATCAATCGTAGGAAAAAACATTTTCTTCCCCTTTTCTCGTGGACAGTTTTCAGGAATTATGGAGTATTTTGTTACTCAAGATACTTTGGAATTTAATGGAACTGACGTTACTGCTGCAATTCCCGCTTACTTACAGGGAACTATTAGGAAAATTACTGCTTCAAGTAACGAGCAAATTGTCGTCGTGTTGACTGAAGACGCTCCTTCAACACTTTATATCTACAAGTATTTCACAGCAGAAGACCAAAAAATTCAGTCTTCTTGGTCTAAATGGGAATACCCAGAAAACGAAAATGTTAAAATTTTAGATGCAGAGTTTATCGAAAATGAACTTTACTTAGTTGTGGATAATGCCAGTGAAGAAACAACTGACTTTCTGGACTTTTATGGAGAACCTAACGATAATCTGGTGTTCTCAAACAGAGGTATTTATTTAGAATCACTTAACATTAAAGAACTAACAAATGATGTTCAAAATTCAGATTTTATCAAATTAGATAAAAAATTTGATGAATCTAAGGTTCTGTCAAAAACCTACAATGCTCAAACTGATACAACGGATTTTGTTTTACCAATCACTACAACTAAAAACATTGGTGTAACTCAGCGATATAAAGAACCTGAAACTGTTTATTCTTACGATGGCACACCAAATAACGACAATTTTATAGTCAAAAAACCATTCGATAACCTTTTTGAGTATGGACTAATTAACAGGGGAACTTCAGTATCTTTACTCCAATTTCAATCATTTGGGCAAGATACAGCAACAAGAAGTGTAGTTTCTTTGTCAGGGCGGGGAAGTAGAAATTTTTATTCGTCGGCTAATTCAACACAAGATGTCACAAACGTATCCCAAGTAAACGGAGTATTTTGTAATATATGTGCTATACCCTACTTTCCTTCTTCATACAGCAATCTTTATTCTATTCATTGGGTTGTGGAAAAATGGGTAGGAGGGTTCTTAACTGATTATTTGATTTCTAGACCTTACCCAGATTACACAGGTTTCTTTTTCGATATTTCTTCAGCGGATAATCCGTTATTTCATACATCAGGTGCGGTTCCTGCTGGAATAGCTTATTCTACAAATCTCCCAGCTTCTTTGCCTTTATATCCTTGGGAAGTGGATACTTGGTATTCAAACCTTAGTTTTGTTTATACTATTTATGGGCAAAACCCACCGGGATTTGGTTTTCAACCAGACCCTTTCAGTAAAATAACTGATACGGATACTTTCGTAAGGCGGGGAAGCGAGCTATCTTCTTCTGTGTTAGCTGAAGTTAAAACAGGAAAAAACTATACAGTTGCTACGCAAGAAAATTCCCTAACTGAACTGGATTACCCAAATACTCCACAAGGAAGATATTGGCTAAATCGAACAAAAGTAACCATAAACGGGAACCACCTAAACACCCCTTTATGGTTTGGTATCCCCTACGAATTTCGTTATCAATTTTCCAATCCACAGTTACGTCTTGGAGGTGGAGGTAATCAACGAACAGCCGTTTCTGACGGAAGGTTCCAAGTTAAAAATGGAAGTCTTACTTTTAACGATACAGTAGCTTTTAACGTGGAAGTTACTGCTCCTTTCCGTGACAAGAATGTTTACAAGTTTTCTAATTACACTTTGGGTCGAGGAGATGCCGTGATTGATTCACTTCCCGTTAAAAGCGGAGCTTTCCGTTTCCCTGTGTTGAGCCGTAACGACAAGGAGCTAAAGGTTGAGATCGTAAACAACACTCCTTTCCCTTCATCATTCATTTCAATGGATTGGGAAGCATTTTATTCAGCAAGAGCCAGACGTATTTAACGCATGAAATTGAGTTACAAGACGGGTAAAATTCGTAAATCCACCCTTGAAGATGCTGATTATCTTGGCCCTAAGCTACGTCCTGAAGACCTTCTTGAGATTGAAAGCTTTAGACCAAACATAGACCCCTCAGAAGCCCTTGCAACTGGTATTGAAACTTGTGGGGAACGGTGTTGGACAGTTACGTGCCTTAAAAACAAGCCTATCCTCATGTTCGGGGTAGCTCCAGTTATCCCAGATGTGTTTGGAAGTATTTGGCTTCTAGGGACACCTAGAATCAAAGAAATCCAGTGGGAATTCCTCCGTAACTGTCGAACCATCCTTGATGAACTCCACGAAGGGTTTCCGGTTCTCGGTAATTACGTGTCTCTAAACAACCGTATCCACGTTAAATGGTTGAAATTTATGGGATTTAAGTTTATTAACAAGCTGGACAACTTTGGAAGTTTAGGGTTGTCTTTCTACGAATTTATCCATATTAAAAA